GTCGTGTTTGATCAGGCGAGGGCGTTTGCGAATAGCAATCCTTTGATCGGTTTGTGGTTTGAGCAGCAGCGGTTCATTATGAAGTGCAAGGAGTCCGATGGGCTGATTCGCAGGATTGCTGCGGATGGGAAGTTGCAGCACGGGTTGAATCCGAGCACGGTGATTGTTGATGAGCTGCATAGTTTTTCGACTCCGAGGCAAGTTGAGTTGTGGGCTGCGATGCAGACCGCGACGGGTGCGCGTGAGTTGCCGTTGACTTGTTCAATTACGACCGCGGGGTATGACCGCACGACGATCTTGGGGAAGTTGTATAAGAGCGCAGTTGAGCTGCCGCAGCTGGAGAGCCGTAATCAGGATTCGCTGCTTGTCGCTAAGGACTTGGATTCGGGCTTTCTGTTTTGGTGGTACACGGTGCCGGAGTCTTGCGATATTGAGGATGAGGCTGCGTGGATGCGCGCGAATCCTGCGAGCTGGATCACGGCGGAGACTCTCCGTCAGCAGCTTGAGTCGCCGAGCATGGACCAATCTTCGTTCGAGCGTTTGCACCTGAACCGGTGGACTACGACCCGCACCGCTTGGTTGCCTGCTGGTTGCTGGGATGACATGAAGGATGAGACAGCGGTCCCGGCTGATGGGCAAGAGATCTTTGTTGGCGTGGATGTTGGGCTGGTGCATGACTGCACCGCGATCTCGATTGCTTGGGTTCGCGACGATCATGTTTGCGTTCAGTCGCATGTCTTCTCCGCTGTGCCTGACGTGCCGGCGCACGAGTACAACGAGTCGGGCAGGATTGACTTAGCTGAGGTTGAGGATTACATTCGGCACTTGGCTAAGCGCTTCACGATTGTGGAGCTGGTGTTTGATCCTAGGTTCTTTGAGCGGTCTGCTCAGATGCTTGCGGGTGAGGGGTTGACGGTCGCGCCGGTGCATCAAAGCTCGGCAGCGATGGCGACGGCCTACCAACAGTTTTATGCTAGTGCGCGTGAGGGCAGGATGCGCCACGACGGTGACTCGGTGCTGAGCGCTCACGTGGCGGCAACGTCAGCGAAGCAAACCCCGCGCGGTTGGAAGATCGCGAAGATTGACCAGTCGAAACGCATAGATGCTTGCGTAGCTACTGTCATGGCGCACTGGAGGGCTTGGCGCTCTGTGAGCGAACCGGGCGACGAGGGATTCCTCTTGCTATGAAGCTTGTTGCGATGATGAGCTTTTGGGATGAGAAGCCCGCCTGGCTTTCAACCGTTGTCAGTAGTGCGGCTGCCGCCGGCTGCAATCATATTGTTTGCGTTGATGGGCCTTACGCTCTCTTGTCGCTCACGAGGTCGTCTTCGGGTGTTGAGCAGCATGACGCGATCATCAGGGCCGCGAACGTCGCGGGTATCGGTTTGACATTGCACGTTCCTGATTCGCCGTTTGTTGGTAATGAGGTTGAGAAGCGCAGCCTGATGTTCAGGCTCGCCTTGGAGATCACGTCGGAGGATGATTGGCTGCTGAGCGTTGATGCTGACATGCCGGTTAGTAAGGCGCTCGGGTTGCGTCGCAGGCTTGAAGAAACAGACTTGAACGCGGCTGAGGTAACGCTGATGGATAGTGGGAGCAGACAGTCAATTCGTTTGCTGTTTAGGGCAATGAGAGGGCTTGAGGTTGCTGACACGCACTTCAATTACCGCTACCCAATCGGGGATTCGTGGAGCTACCTGTGGGGCAACAGGCCGCTCGAGCCCGCTTTGCAGCTGCACGACATCACGGTTGAGCATTGGACTGATGACCGCGATCCGGTTCGCAAAGCGGAGCAGGTCAAGTATTACGACCGCCGCGACAGTCTTGGAATCGAATCAAGCGACGTTCTCTTCGAGGGTGTTGACGGCAAGCTGGTCAAATTGAAGGGGAAGCAATGCCAATCTGGTGCCTGAAAATAGCTTGGAAAATTAAGGGACGCAAACTTGCGCGAATTCATCAGAAGGACGCGCTGCCATCAGTTGAAGGCGTACTCGTCGGTGTTGCGGCGGGACGTTACATCTTGCTCAGCGCAACGATCCTCGGAGACGCGGGCGCTACCGAGCTTGCCGGTCACGTTGAGATCCCGAAGGAGAATGTCATGCTAGTTCAGGTACTGCCGTGAGGCTACTCAACAAACGCGGTCAAGACGTTACTCTGCGCACGTTCGGCATTGATACGAGCGTTGCGCCAAGCCCAACTGACATTGGTAAAGAGCGTGTTGCTGCTTCACCAGCTCAGGCTATTGGGTTGCCTGCCGTGATGGCTGCTGTGCGGCTGATTACTGATTCGATTGCCGCGATGCCGGTGAAGGTGTATGAGCGCGCGGGGGAAACAGACAGGCAGCCAGCAACATCATCATCTCAGTACCGGATTTTGCATCATCAGCCAAACCTGGAGCAGTCCGCGTTTGAGTTCATTCAGGACGTTGCGAGCAGTATTGAGTGCTTCGGAAACGCTTTTATCTTGAAGACGATTGCTAAAGGTCAAGTCCAAGAGCTGAAGGTGCTTGACGCTGGCCGCGTGAGCATCAAGGTGTCTGGTGGCGAGCTAACGTTTGAGATTCAGGACGGTGCGGACACTAAGAAGCTTACGTCAGCAGAGATTCTGCACGTTAGGGGCTTGGCGCCGTTTGGTGGGCCTTCGGGCGTTAGTCCGCTCACGTTGCATCGCAACTCTTTGGGGAACAGTATTGCGGTTCAGTCTTTTAGTGGCCGGTACTTCGCGAACGATGCGACACCGGGCCTCGTGTTGAAAATGCCGCAGAACTTGAACGCGCAACAAGCTGAGGAGATTGGCAATCAGTGGAATCAAGCGCATCGGGGTTTGGTAAACGCACGGAAGACAGCTGTGCTTGGTGGCGGCGCTGACATTGAAGTGTTGCCTGTGAGCATGGTTGACGCGCAGTTCGCGGAGCTCGCAAAGCTTGGCGTTCATGATGTCGCGCGCATCTTCGGTATTCCAGCAGAGCTCATTACCGGTGAGGCTATTGCTGATCCAGCAAAAACTGCTGAGCATTTCTTGAAGTTTAGTTTGGCTCCGCGTCTGCGCCGCATTGAGTCTGCGCTACTACGTGACACAGACTTGTTTCCTGAGAATCTGAATCTGTACCCGGAGTTCATGGCTGACAGCCTGCTCAGGCCAGCTACTCGTGAGCGGTATGAGGCTTACCGCGCAGCGCGGCAGGCCGGTTGGTTGAGCCCAAATGAGATCCGTGCGCTGGAAAACTACCCGCCTACTAATGGTGGGGATGAGATTCAAATGACACCCGTGGGAGGAGCACCGAATCCACAATGACTGACAATCTGGAAGTACCAACCATTGCGTTAGGGGACGCGCGAACAGAGGACACAATGAGCACATTTAGGCACACGTCACCGATCAGCCTTGAGGTTCGTGAAAGCGGGAATGGTGAGAGTAATCTCACTGTTACCGGCTACGCAGCAGTGTTTGATGAGATGAGCCATGATCTTGGCGGGTTCCGCGAGCGCATTCTGCCAGGCGCATTCTCGCGCGTTCTGAGTGATCGCCCAGACGTTCACCTTGTCATCGGGCACAACATGGAACTACCGTTGGCGCGCACTACGAACGACACACTGGAGATTCAGGAGGACATTCGTGGCCTGAAGATTTGGGCGCGCATTGACTCTCGCCTTAGTTACGCAAAGGACTTAGCTGTTCAGTTGCAAAGCGGACTCGTTGATCAGATGAGTTTCGCGTTCACGATCCCGGAAGGTGGGGACGAGTGGGCCGTGGACGATGACGGCGCTGTAACGCGCACCGTGCGCGCCATTGACGGCTTGTACGACGTGAGTGTTGTTGCCGCCGGCGCTTACCCGCAAACAAATGTTCAGGCTGTGCGAGCGCTGTTGCGTGACGCCGCTGACCGGGGCTTAATCCCCAATGATCTTACGGGCACCTCGCAGCCGGAAACGGTTGGGGGTGATCTCGTCGCGGCAGTTGAGCCGGGCGAGGACGTCGCGCCAGACGCGGGCGTCCAGCAGCCTTCCCGAAAGCTGCAATCAGCTAAAGCAAAAGCTAAGGCTGTTCTACACACCTACCCGAAAGGGATCTAATGTCAAGTATTGACGAGCTCACCCGCGCGCATAATGCCGCCGTTGAGGAAATGCACGCTGCCGCTGAGGCAATCGAATCTGCTGATGAAACAGCAGACGTTGATGTTCTCCAGGCCGCGTTTGATGATTCGCTTGCTACCGCTGATCGCTGCCTTCAGGCAGTAACCCAGCGCGAAGCTGTCATTGCGGCCCGCGAGAACATGATTGTTCGCCCGGTTGCCGACGTGAAAATCGAAGTCATCAGCAATGAGCAGGTTTACCGGCCCGATCGCCCTGAGCGCTCGTACTTCCGCGACCTGTACCTGAGCAAGCAAACTGGCGACCGTGACGCTTCGGAACGCCTATCGCAGCACTCGTTGGCAGTTGCTACCGAGAACCGCGACATCTCAACCACTGACACCGCTGGCGGCGACTTCGTTCCGCCTGTGTACTTGGTGAACGAGTACATCGCTAAGGCACGCGCAGGTCGCGTCACCGCCGATCTGTGCAGCAAGTTTGCGCTGCCACCCGGCACTGACTCGATTAATTTCCCGGCTATAACAACGGGAACAGCCAGCGCAGCTCAGGCCAGCCAGAACAGTGCGCTGCAGGAGACGAATCTTGTCACCGCAACCGTAACTGCTCCGGTTACCACCATCGGTGGTATTCAGGACGTATCAGTTCAGCTCGTAGAGCAGAGCCCGATTGCGTTCGATCAGGTCATTTTCAGTGATCTGGCAGCGTCTCACGCTGTTGCAGTCGGTAACGCAGTCATCAACGGCACCGGCGCGTCCGGCACGCTCGAGGGCTTCGTTAACGCTGACACCGTGAACACTGTTACGTACACGGACGGATCACCTACGGCTGCTGAAACGATCAGCAAGATCGCTGACGGCATTCAGCAGGTTGCATCCGCAAGGTTCTTGCCAGCTGACGGGATCGTAATGCATCCCCGCCGCTGGTACGCGCTAAGCGCTGGTGGAGACTTACAAGGTCGCCCGCTAGTTGTTCCAACCGCGTATGCAATGAACACGCTTGGCACGTCTGACGCGCCAGTTGCTCAAGGCCCAGCCGGAAGCATTCTCGGCTTGCCGGTGTACCTCGATCCGAACATTGCCACGAATACTGGCTCTGGCACGAATCAGGACATCATCATCATCTCGCGCTTCGCTGACGCGTACCTCTTTGAAGGTACGCCGAAGGCCGAAGTATTCCGTGAGACGTTGTCAGCGGAAGCCACAGTTCGCTTCCGTCTTTACAACTATGTTGCGTTCACTGCTGAACGCTACGTCGGAGTCAACACGTCAATCGTGTCTGGCACCGGGTTGGCAACGCCGAGCTTCTAAAGCTCAAGGTCAGCGCCTTGGTGGGCTTGGCAGGGTTCGATTCCCTGCCGCTGCATAAAACATTGACGGGAGTATTGAATGCCTGAGAAAAGTCAGATTGAAGCATTGATCCGTGAGCGCGCTGGCCTTGTTGCAAGAGGGCTGAAGGATCGCGTGAAGGAATGCGACGAGCAGCTAAGACTGCTTGGCGCTAAAGGTGCTGCTCCAGTCAAGCGGGCCACGAAGCGTAAGAAGTAATGGCCGCGAACGATCTCTGCACGCTAAGCGAGGCGCGTGCGTTCCTTGAGCTCCCGAGTGCTGACACGGCGCGGGACACGCTTATCAGCACGACGATCACGGCGATCAGCAAAGCAATTCAGCAGTACACGCAGCGCGAGCTGTACCCGGTTGGATCAGCAACCCGCATTTTCAAGCTGCCGTTCGGTCACTACGTGCTGTCACTCGTGCCGTTCGACTTGCGATCCGTTAGCACGTCGTTGAGGTTGCACGTTGACGAAACGGCCGCGACCGTAGCTGCCGCTGACTATCAGCTGCAGCCAGTGAATAACCCTGACGGCATGTTTTCCGCTGTGCAGTTCAGCACGCAGATCGCGGACTTATGGAACAGTAACTCCGCAAGGTATTTCGGCTACTCGAGAGTGGAGATCATTGGCACGTGGGGGCCAGCAAGTATTCCGGTCGACGTGAAGCAGGCGTGCGTTATTGCGGTTGCTGCCGCTTTGCGCCGTGACGTAGTAAACCTTGACCTCGGGGATGTGCTGAGCGATCCGCGTGAGCTTGGCCCGGATCGACCAACGAACTACGCTTTGCCTAGCGCTTCACTTAGGTTGCTTAGTCCGTATCGCCGGGTTGGCTTGCTGTGAGCCCGATCACGGTCACGTACAAAAGCACCGCGCCAACGCTCAAAGCAAACCTTTACTCAGCGCTGTCAGACAACACTGATCTCAGCGACGTAGTTGTCTCGTATGGCGCTCCGACGACGGGGCCAAGGGAGTTCATTGCGCTCGGCGACATCAGCGGCACGCAGCAGTTTGCCGCGCTCGGCAAGCTAACCAAAGACGAAACGTACACGCTCTCAATTTTCGTGAGCGTGCTGCGCGAAGGCAATCAGCAGCAAACCTGCACTGAGCGCTGCTTCGCTATCGCTTCAGAGATTGAGGATTACCTGCGCGCCAATCCAACCGTTGGCGACTCGGTGAGGGTCGCGCAGCTCAGCTCACCATTCCAGCTTGAAGAGTTTGCAAACGACAAAGCAAAGCAATCCATCTTGACGCTCGGCGTTGAGGCAACCGCAAGGATCTAAATGACCATCATCAAATACATCGGCCCGCAAGACGGCCTCTTCATTCCGCACAACGATTTGCACTATGAGGTTGAGCGCGACGGCGAAGTTGACGTTCCGGACGATCTTGCAAAGCAGCTTCTGAAACGGCCTGACTTTAAGGCCGCAACCACTAAACAGCAGGCGTCGAAGCCTGACAAGAAGGAGAGTAACTAATGGCTATTCGTTCAGGCTTGGCAGCACAGCTAGGTATCGGCGTTGAAACAACATTCGGTACAGGCGCAACCCCGACTCGTTTTTACGAGTTTGAATCTGAGTCAATCGTTCAAACAATTGAGCGGGTTGAAAGCAATGGCCTTCGCGCCGGCTCGCGCGTACTGCGCAATGATCGCTACGTGCCGGGACAGAAAGCAATTGAGGGCAGCGTTTCGCTTCCGATTACTGCTGGCAACACAGCCTTGCTTTTTAAGCACGCGCTTGGAGCTGTCTCAACAACAGGCTCGTCACCTTACACGCACGTTTGCACAATGGCAGACCCCTTTGCGCTCGGCCTGACCGCTGAGATTGGCAGGCCAGGCAACGATGGCACTGTCAGAGCGTTTACTTATGCGGGCATGAAGATCAGCACGCTAGAAATGCAGGTTGCTGTCGGAGATCTGCTTACCGCTGAATTTGGACTGATTGGCACAACCGCTGAAAGCATCGGCTCCGTAACGAGCGCGTCTTACGGCTCAAGCCTCGAGGTTGTCAGCTTCACTGGCGCTGCGATCACGGTTGGCGGCACTGCTTATCCGTGCATGGATTTCTCAATGAGCGTAGACAACGGGCTTCAGGCCGACCGCTTCGTGCTTGGCTCAGATACCGCGCTGCAGCCTATCGCCGCGAATCTTGCCGAAGTTACCGGCAGCATTACCAGCGAGTTTGTTGACGCAACCGCTTACAGCCGGATCGTCAACAACACGCAGGCCGCAATCACCGCAACGTTCACGGACGCAAGCGGCAAGACAATTACGATCAGCATGCCTGTTTGCCGCTTTGACGGTGACACGCCAAACGTTGGCGGCCCGGAAATGGTGCAGCTGGAACTCAGCTATAAGGCACTCTTCGACGGCACTCAGTCGCCGGTGACGATCACGGTCGTCAACGCGGACAGCGCCGCGTAGTGGCTGAATCCACGGTTGTTGTTGAGAATTTCGCTGGCTGGCGAAAGTCAATCAAGGACTTAGACACCGGGCTTGATAAGGAGCTGAAGCAAGGGCTCCGAACCATCGGCGTGAAGGTCACGACGCGCGCGAAGGAATGGGCGCGTGCGCAGGGCTTGGTGGCGAGCGGTGATCTGGTCCGCAAGATTGCGCCGAGCGTGACTCAGAAGGGCGTGGCGATTGTCGCTAAGGCTAAGCGCGGGACGTTCGCGTACCCAGCGGTCTATGAGTATGGCGGACGCGGGAATCTCGCTGCTGGCCCGCGCGCGTTCCTTACTCCGGCAGTGAAAGCGTCCGAGGCTCTGATTCGTGACGAGCTAGGCAAAGTGATAGATGAGGTTAGTCGTAAGGCTGGATTCCACTAACGAGGGGAGAAGCATGTTGATTAAGTGTCCTGCCGGGGAGTTCCCGGTGCCGGAAGAGTTCACGCTTCGGGAGATGCGGGTCATTAAGAATCTGACGGGTTTGCTGCCGGGTCAGATAGAGGAAGCGTTGGATCAGGGTGATCTGGACATTGTGATGGCGTTGGTCATCGTGAGCGCTAACCGGGCCGGTAAAGTGCTGACAGAGGAAACGGTGCTGGATTGGCAGCTGAGCGAGATTGATTTCGTGGAGCCACCGAAGCCGAAGAAGGCTGTGAAGGTGCCGGACCCTACGACTGCCTGACCGCACGACATTTGTGGACGCCTACGTTGGCGCGCGTATATGGGGTCAGGCCGTGGGAGATGGATGATTTGCTGATGAGTGAGCTGTCAGCGGTCGCTAAAGACATTCAGAAACTGAAGGAGTAACGATGGCCGTTAAGCAGGTGAAGGTCAACATCGTTGCCGACTCTGGTAGTTACGCGGCCGGCGTTCGTCAGGCGACAAGGGCGACCGACAAGTTCAACCGGAAGCTCAAGGGCGTAAAGGGCAACCCGTTCAAGAACTTGGCGCGTCACGCGCGTTTCTTGGCTGGTGGCGCCGCGATCGGCGGGCTTGCTGTCGCGTTCCGCTCAATGGTCACTGAGCAATCAGAAGCGCAGGCCGTGAACGCGCAGCTCAACGCGGCATTGAAGAGCATGGGGACCGGTGCGGGCATTACCGCGAAACAGATTGACGCTCTTAGCACTACGGTTGGTAACAAAGCGTCGGTTGATGATGAGGCAATCAAGAGCAGCGCCGCCCTGCTGCTCACGTTCGGTAAGGTGAGAAACGAGGCAGGCAAGGGCAACGACATTTTCTCGCAGAGCGTCGCTGTAACCGCTGATCTTAGTCGCGCGTTTGGCAAGGATCTTCAGGGCTCAACAATCATGCTCGGTAAGGCGCTGAACGATCCGATCAAGGGCATTACGGCAATGACGCGCGTTGGCGTTAGTTTCACGCAGCAGCAGAAGGATCAAGTCAAAACGATGGTCGAGTCAGGCAACACGATCGGCGCGCAGAAACTCATCCTTGGAGAGCTAACGAAGCAGGTTGGTGGCAGCGCTGAGGCGTATGGCAAGACGCTTCCCGGCGCGATAGATCGGATGAAGGTCAGTTTCGGCAATCTAGCGGAAGAGCTGGGTGGCACGATTGGGCCTGCGGTTAGCGTCTTCGCGGACAAGCTGACTAGGTTCGTTGATGGGTTCCGTGAGGGGAC